TTCTGAAACAGATAGGAACCCCGATTCTGCGATTAACGGTTCAATAACACAGTTGGTTATTCCGTACTCTACAACTACAAATGGAACAGTCGGTGACATGGCTTACAGAGCTAAATTTGCAACTGATAGCTTTGGTGAGTATCGTTATTTAGTATCTAGTGACGAAGATGGAAACTATCCGATGAGTAGAGGTAGAATCCTTCAAGGTGGAGTTACAGATGACACAACAACAGGTACTCAAACAGATAGCCTTAGAGTTGAAGGAGATGTAACACTAGAAGGTATTGTTGATGCAACCCCTACCAAAGCACTAGGCTTAAATGCTTCTGATGAAGTAGTGGGATATGAAATTCCAAAAGCTGAAAGTGGTATTGAGTTCACAGGTGGGTTTGCAGGTAAACCTCTAACGAACAACTACGCATGGCAAGCAGGCACAGGAATTAATATCACTACTGCTGATGTTACCGCAGGTATTTTCAAAACATTTAGCTTGGATAGAACAGTTCACTTGACTGTTGATACACCATATTGGAGTGACCCTGTTCCAGCAAGTCATACTGACAAAGGGGTATTTGGTGGGTCTTATCTACCCTCTGATGTAGCCACAGTTTTTGATTATGTTACAGTTGATTCTGACACTTACGAAGATGGTTCTAATGTCTCTACAACAGGTGGCTTAGATATGTCTAATTTCAAAGTTGGTGATACTATTAGAGTTCGTTTTGACTTTAATGCGATTCCACAAATTGCTAACACAACAATTGAACCTGCGATTTGGTACAAAAACAGAGATGCAAGCAATAATGTTACATTCACATTTCCTCTAACTGCTTCGCCAATTTTCTTTGGTACAGGTACTGTCGGTAAAACATATCTAAATAGAACTGAGATTTCAATATATATTGCATCAGAAGAAGACATAAATGCACTTGCTTACTTCTCAATTAAGTCAGATAACTTAATAACAATTCAACCACTAAGTACATTACTTACATTAGTAAGATAAGGATATACAATGTCAATTAAAATTAAAAGAAATGAAGCAGGTAACTGTATAAATTTTGAGGGGACATCAAATCCTGTCTACTTCAACGCTTGTTTGAGTGGAGAAGTAGACAGTACAGACAACACACTAGTAAATGTAATTAATGATGTCACGACTGCACAACTACCTAGTGGAGAGAAAGCATACGAGTTTTTCCGTATTCCTTATACTGAGTTCTTAGATGCTGATGGTAATACATTTTCAAGTGCTACTGATACAGCAGATTATATAACAGTCAACGGTAATGTATCCGCTCCTGCTGATATCAATGTTGGTTATAAAGGTGTCTATGATGCATCTGTAAATGTTATACCCTCCGATGCTAGTCCGATTAATGGGGATTGGTATTACATAGGTGTCGCAGGTACTATCAATACAGTTGACTATGAAGTAAATGATATCATCAAATATAGCGATACAACTACGACATGGAGCATAATTAAAGACCAATCTGTGTCTGTAAATGAGATTGAATCTTCTTCACTTGACCGATATTCTATACACTTGGATGCAGACTATACAGGTACTGTCAGAACAGGTTCTAGTGTTCATCCTTATAATGATTTACAAACTGCAATAAACGCATCTGTAAGTGGTGATAGTCTTCTAGTTAAAGGTGTCAATGTAATTACTGCTGAGATTGTATTACCTCACGAATTGTCTTTCTATGGCTCAGAGGGTTCGGAAATTAAGTTTGCAAATTATGATTCAGCTAATGGCGATATATTTTCATTTGTAGGTGATGGTTCTCAGACTTTCATCTTTAAGGATATTACATTCCGTAATGCAGGTGGTTATGGTTTGTTACTAAAGCAAACTGAAAAAGTTGAACTTCGTAATTGTAAATTTTTTAACAATGGTTGGAGTGGTAATGGACTAAGCACTGTACTTGCAGAAGTAGGTGGTGTTTTAGGTTATGATTCAGATTCAGCAGATTTACAAGCGTTTTATGCTAGTTCAAATGCTTCTAACGGTGGTGCTGTTCGTATTGAACAATGTCGTGTACCACTAATTCGTGAGTGTAGAGCTGAAAATAATCTTAGAGGGTTGCGAATTCAAGATTGTGGCATTAACGGTGGTGGATTTATAATTGAAAATCAATCACTAAACAATATTGAAAGTGGGATATACCTAGCATCAGGTTCTTTAAGTGGTTGTCAAAACATGACGGTTACAATTAACTACAGTTCTTACAATGCAAATAACGGTTTACTTTGTATTGGTGGTATGAACAATAAGTTTTCTCAAAATGAAGTTAATGGTAATTGGAACGCAGGTTTCTGTGCTTGGGGTTCAGCTAATACTACATTAAGAGATTCGGGATTGTATGATAACAACAGAAGCACATACAACGGAATTGGTAACACAGGAGATGCTAAAGCAAGTATTCAGATTAACGAAGCATATGACTTACTAGGAACTCAAATTTCTATAAACTCTGCGTTTAGATTTATTGCAGAAATTCTTGATACACAAGTTCATTATACAGGTCTAGGAAGTAATACTGATAAGATTGGTTTTTTAATTGATAGTTCTGTAGGTGCATTAGAAAACAGTCCTAAGAATATTATAAAAGTTGATGATGTAGGTTTTATTGGTCAAGATTATGCAATTGACTTATCTGAAGTGGATGTTTCTAATTTAAGATTATCTTTAGGTGATAACTCGTATCAATCAATTGGATTAAAAGCTGTTAAAGCTCCTTTAGTTGGTAACTATACAGAATTACCATTCTCTAACCATGTTATGGAAGTTCCTTCTGTTGATGTTGTAGTTGATACTTTAAAACAAACTATTGCACTACATGAAGGTGTTGGTGGAAATGTGATTAATGTTTATGGTATTAATGAACTACAGTCAGTTTTAAAAACTAGCTCTATAGACATTATTCAAAAATCTTCTGATAAGATTCAACTTAGAGATTTAACTTTAGGAAATGTTTATATTAATGGGTCACTTGCAGGTTCAAATGTAAACACAATGAACGATAGTCTAAATGGTGCATTTAACATGGACTTAACTGAGTACAAAGAATTTATTGAAACTGAAGTAGGTGTTGTAGGTGGTGATGAATCAGCAACTTTTTACTATATTGAGTCACCCGATGGAACTTACCATTATCCTTTATTTAAGACAGAAGCAGAAGCAAATGCTGTTGATACTGATTTAACAGGAAGTGGTTCAAGCCATACTCATACTTATGTTGATGACTTAACTAACACAACTTGGTATATGCCCGATGTTTCTAATCATATGAGTAGTTCTGTAATGCCCGTAAATGGTTTATATACTGCACCTAATGGCGAAGAAATAGAAAGTGTTGTTTGGAACATCCAAGTTACCGATGTAGATAGTAATTATGCTCCAACATTCACAGACCTTACTTTCACAGTTGCTGAACAAAGTGCTGTTAATTTGGTTTACAAACCTGCAGGAGATACTTCTACTTACAATGTAACAAGTGTACCAACAGGTTATGCTGATACGGGTTCTGCTATTGTAGGAACTGCTGAGACTATTACTAATGGTATAGATATTGTACACACATTGAATGTTACTAAGGCTAATGCTTTTGGTTCGGATACAGGTACAATTACTTTTACAGTAAGTGATGACCCTACTAATAATGTAAATCCTAATAGTACTTCTTGGAATAAGGCTGTTGATTTTAGTGGCTCTAATGAAAGATTGCAATTAGTAACTACAGGTGCTTCTTGGAATGCATTACGGATGAACGGAATTAGTGCTATAGTTTCTTCACCATCTACTACAGGATATACATCTAACGGTAGTAATTCTAGACCGTGGGCAACAACTATTGTTTTTAAGTCCGATTCTAATAATTCTAATCAACATATTTGGAATAGTGGGGAAGGTGCTTCTGCAGGGAATGACAATATTTATCTTAGATTATCTTCTACTGGTTATTTGTATTTTGGTTGGAACAGAGAAGGTACTGGAATCAATGAATGTATATTAAACACTAGTAGTCCAATAAATAGTTCAACTTGGTATGGTGTTTATATAGCTCACAATGGAACTAGATATAGTGCTTCTAATGCTACTGCTTCTAATTTAGCATCTGCTTTTGATATTAGATTAATGTCAAGTGCGGATTCTTTTAATTCTTTAGGGTCTGAAATTTCAACTTCTTCTAATTGGACTAGTACTGGTTTAAGAATGGATAGAGCAACACTTGGAAGTTTTTGTATTGGTGGTAGAGATGGCAATAGAAACTTTCACGGTAAAGTTGCAAGCATGGTTATAGCAAGTCTTAAAAGAAATGTTGCTATGCCTACAGATGTAGAAATTAAATTAATGATTACAGACCCAATTCAATGGAGAACTGATTATTTAGTTAATAAAACCGTGAGACAAGCAGGGCTTAGTACTAACGCTACTTTTTTATCTAGTAATATATACAATGGTTTTGGCACTATTCAAATGTGGCTAATGGGTGACGGTGGTAATGATTCTTTTAGTAACGGTATAAGAAATAGAATTTACTCGCAAGACCAAAATTATAGCAAGTTACAGTTTAATAGTATGCAGTCTAATGATATTCAGAATGTTAGTATCAGCGGATTAAGTTAATACACCATAACACCTGAAATATAGGTACACTACTAATATCAGTGGTGTGCCTTTTTATGACCAAGGAGGTCAACATGAAAATAGTAGTAGAAAATGTATCATTCAAAGGTATTCCACTTACAAAAGTAGAGATTCACCTAGTTAATGTAACAGTAAATGAAAATAATTCAGCTAAGACATATCACAAAGTTTCAAATGTGCGTGATGTGGATGGGGTTGATATGTATGAATTTTTAGCTTCATATAACCATCTTTTTGAATATCAAGGTGGGGATGTAATGCAAGAGGGTATGGATGCTGTTTTAGCGTACTTAGCAGACCCAACAACCTAATGACAAAAAGAGAGTTCTGAGAACTCTCTTTTTGATTACTGCAAGATTATAAACCAAATAACTATTTTAATAAATATAATGAGATTAAAAATAAAGGAACAATAATTAAATGAACAAAAAGATTTTTATATATGCACTCTTAATATTATCTATAATGTCGTGTAGAGAAGTCCATAATCCTTATATCACCGAGGAAGCAGAGATGACTTCTCCTAGATATTTTGATTTTTCAACTTATACTGAAGAATTTAAAAAAACACGAATGAGTGATAATTCAACTGCAAAATATCCTAAAAGTGGTCAAGGTAAATTGGCATACGAAGACAACTTTCCACTAAATGGTGATTACGACTTTAATGATGTTGTTATAAGTTATAAGATTAAAGAAACATTGAGACATGGCTTAGTGAAATCGGTCAATGCAACATTCGTATCAATCGCAACAGGAGCTAATTATAAAAATGGATTTGCTGTAAGTTTTAAAGATATTATTAATAATATTGAGTCTATATCCGTTCAACGAAATAAGCTACAAGATTTTAAATCTCATGATGTATTTGGCGAAGATATCATAGTAAATATTTTCCCTGACTTACATCTCACATTCGGTTTATATGGATTCATTAATACACAAGATGGCACATCTGTAGTTGAGGGTGATACTGCTATATTCAAGATGACATTAAAAAAGCCTATCAATTTAAAGTTACCACCTTATGACGCTTTTATTTTTAGAACAACAAATCCCAGTTTAGAAATTCATATGGCTGACTTTGAACCCACAGTACGATTTGATAAAAATTACTTCAATACTGGGGATGACGAATCAAATGTTTTTAAAAATAAAACATTTAGAAATAAATATAATCTTCCGTGGGCAATAAACACTCATCATAGATGGAATCACCCAAAAGAAAATATTCCAATTAATGATGCTTATCCAAATTTTCGTAAATGGGTAATTTCGGGTGGAAGAAAAAAACAAAATTGGTTTATGAACAATAAAGTTGATAGTCTAATTTGGAATAACAATAATAAGTAATAGTCCGTAATAAAGAGGGAGTAATATGAAAACAGAAGACTTATGCGTTTACCGAAAACAATACGATGAAGATTTCACAGCTAGTGAGGTTGTATTCAAAGGTGAGCGTATTATGTTTGGATTAGAAGATAGAGTTAGAGCAGTGGGAGAAAAGATTTATGGTCGTACAGCAATTCCTATGGGTGTTTATGACATGGAACTAACTTTTTCTCCTAAGTTTAAGCGATTATTACCCGAACTGTTTGATGTGCCTAATTTTAAGTACATTAGAATCCATTCGGGGTTCTCATCTGATGATAGTCATGGTTGTCTATTAGTAGGGCTTAAACAAGCTCTAAATGGCTCTCGTGTTTATCAGAGTAGGAAAGCAGAGTTAGAATTAGTTAATTTAATTGATTTACATGGAATTAAGAAAATTCAAATCATAGATACAACAGCAACTGTGTAATAAAACACACAAAATGAGGTAGTAAAATGGAGACGAATAAATATATAATATAGAGGATATTTTTGTGTTCTTTTTAATTAAGGATTTTCAATGTTAAGAAATATATTATTTGATAGTAGTGAAATTATAGTGTATACGAACTACGAAGATTATCTAGGACTTGTCCCTAGTCATAGTGATGGTGGTGGTATTACAGTGTATAGATTATCAACTGAAGTCTATTTTAAATTCAAATCTATTGATTTTGTGTTCACTATACCGATTGGCTTTTTGACCAATCTAGCAACAATTCCAAAGCCATTAAGTGGTATATTTTCACATGATGATATTAGAATTATCATACCTTCAATAGTGCATGATTACTTATACAGTATGAGAGCGTGGGGACAAAGAAAAAAATCAGATTTGATATTCAAACGAATGTTATCTCACAACAAGGTATCTTCATTTTTCACATTCTCAATTTATTGGATTTTAAGAATATTTGGTAAAACTTATAAAGATGTTGATGATAATTTGGTTATTAGAATGAGAAAACTTGCATTTCTTGAAGACCCTAATGTGAATTATTTTATATGAAATATGACAACGATAGTTATAAGATGAGTTTTTTCAATCACTTAAAAAAATTGCAGACAAATTACAACACTCGTACTTTGCTAACGAAAGCGATGGAAGAATATAACAATCGCTTTCAGTTAGCACCTAGTGATAGATTTGACAAGGAAGTTGAGAACTTTGCTAGGATTCTAGCAAGTTCAACTCCTATCAATAAAATATCAGAGGTCGGTCTTTATGCACTTGTGTACTCAAAGCCAAATGAACAATTCACATTTCTTGATTCGTTCCCTATAATTTATTGTTTTAATCAATCTGACATAGAACATCAAACAATAGCAGGTATAAATCTAAATCGTTTAGAAAAGAAACACTCTTTGATTTATTTGAAAGCTCAGATGAAAGAGAAGGACTTAAAAGTTAAACAAGCAAATGAATATAATTTCTTAAGAATGTATGGAAGTAAAAAATCTCCTTATAGAAAATTTTCTCAAAAGGGAATTATACAAGCGTGGAAATTGAATTTGAACTCATTACAATATTTTGATTTGTCATTTATGGCGAAATATTCATAATCTAAATAATAGAGTGAGGTAATTAAATGTCAGAACAAAATCAGAGTTTTCTTAGTAAATTAAATCCATTTTCAAAAACTTTTAAAAAGGTTGAAAATGTTTCAGCAGAAGCGGAAAAACAAAGCCAAATTATTAATAATTCGGTAGGATATTCCGAATCCGATGCAAGCGAAATCAAACAAGCAATGCATAACTATTTTAAAGGTAATGCAGATGATTATGATGGTAGCATACAATCCTACCAACAAGCAGAGCGAGTGGTTAGCTCTGTCAATAAAGGTAAACAAATTAAAATCTACCGAGAGATGGAAAAGTATCCTGAAATCTCTGATGGACTAGATTATATTTGTGATGAAGCCATTTTTGTGGATAAGGAATCTAGAGTTGTTACTCTCTCTATCAAGAGAGATATGCCACCTCACATTTCTAGGATTATTCAAGCGGAATTTGACTATATTACACTTGATGCTATGAAACTCCATAAGAACGCTTGGCGATGGTTCAGAAGATGGGTTGTTGATGCTGAGTTCTACGGTGAAAAGATTTTAAATGACAATCAAGATAGGATTGTTAGCGTTAAAATGTTGAATCCTAGCATCACATATCCGATTTATAATGGTGATGAAATTATGTATTACCTACAGAAAGATACTAACAATGGCTCTAAGGTCATGAGTGGTATGAACTACACATACTCAGGAGAAGGTGATAGCTATATAAGAATGAACAAAGACCAAGTTGCTTATACAAACTTTGGTGAGTTCGGTGCAAACTTTCTAGATGTTAGAGGGTTCTTAGAACCTGCTAAACTACCTTTTAATCACTTGAAGAACTTAGAGATTGCTTTACTTTTATATCGCCTTGTTAGAGCACCTGAGAGATATGTTTTTAATGTTGAAGTCGGTAAGATGCCTGTCCAAAAGGGTCGTGAATATCTTAATCGCTTAAAAGAAGAACATAGAAAAGAAGAATTCTTTGATGCAGACACAGGTGAAGTTGATGTGATGTCAAACTTCATGACTGTACTTGAAGATTTTTGGTTTATGAAAAGACAAGGTGATGGTTCAAGTGTTGACACTATCGGTGGTAACATGGACTTGGGTAACATTAATGATGTTGACCATTTCCTTAAAAAACTTTATGTATCTATCAAACTTCCTAAATCTCGTTGGAGTATTGGTGAAGTTGAGGGTCAAAAACAGTACTCAAAACCCGGTGAGATTACTTACGAAGAACATAAGTTTTCTATGATGGTAGGACGAATGAAATCTCAGTTTATGGAATTTGTTCGTGATGTGTTTATGACTCAGTTAAAACTAGATGGTGTTCCTAGTGAATATATATCTAGAGATTTTTTGAGTCTAGAATTTACTAATGCTAACTTGTTTCAAAAAGAAAAAGAGTTAATGGTACTTGAGTCTGAAATGGCTCAGTTCAACTCAATATCAGGTTCAATACTATCACCTACCAATAAAGCAGGTCTATTCTCTGAAGAATATATTATGCGTAGAATCATGGGTGATTCTGAATATGATAAAAATAAAGAACTGCGTGACCTTGAATTAGAAAAAATTATTGAAAAAGAATTAGAAGAAAAAGAAAAAGAAGTAGACCCTAGCGATGGAGTTTCAAATGACTCCCTTGACAATGATACATTTGATGAACCTACAGATGATTTCGGAGGTGATGAACCTACTGAAACACCTACGGAAACACCTACTGAAGAAGAACCAACTGATGAAGACGAAGGGTCAAATATTGATGATAATTTAGGTGGAGTTGAAGACACTGAATTGTAAATTTGTAAATAAATGTAATAAGGAAAAGTATTTATGTTATCAAACGGAAAATTGAATAAGATTGATGGTGACTTGTTAGTTAAACGAATTGCTAACTCAGAAGACACTGACACTAAAGAACTTATAGCTAAGGCTTTAGGTCACAAACTTAGAAATCGCATAAATTCTAAAAAGAGCGAACTATTGAAAAAATAGTTCATCAAAAGGATTTAGTATGACTGTAATGAAATTAATGTCAGAAGATGTACACGCTGACCTTGTTACTCCTCTAATTCTAGAGGATGCAACAAGTGGTGAGAAACAATATTTCATAGAGGGAATCTTTATGGAAGCAGATGTTATGAACGGTAACAAACGAATCTACCCTAGAACAATTCTAGAGAGTCAAGTTGAAGCTTATAACAAAATTATTTCTCAAGGTATGGCTTACGGAGAATTAGACCATCCCAGCAGTGCTACAGTTACTATGAAAGATGTTTCACATCGCATTACTGAGTTGAAAATGGATGGTAACAATGTTATAGGAAAAGCTGTTCTCCTTGACAATGAATTAGGTCGTACTTGTAAGTCTGCATTAAAAACAGGTGGAAAACTAGCTGTGTCTTCAAGAGGTGTAGGAACTCTAGGTGAGGGTAGTATTGTTAACCCTGATTTTAGACTTGTTACAGTTGATATTGTTTCCAATCCATCTGCACCTAATGCGTTTGTAAATGGAATCTTAGAGAACAAAGAATACATTTTAGAAAACAATGTTTTGATTGAGCATCATATTGGAACACTAGACAGAGCACTTGCAACTAAAGGGTGCGTTAAGACAACTGAAGAGATTATAAACACTTGGATTAAATCGCTCTAATTTCGGTTTTCTAAATACTATTATAATGAGTCAAGGAACATACAATGGAAATTTTTAAGAAACTTATAGCTGAAGGTGTTATTAGCGAAGATGGTGCTAAGATGCTTGAAGAGTCGGTGACTGCTAAGTTGGAAGAGAAAAAAGGTGAGCTTGAAAAACAAACCAATGAATTCTTGACTGAACAATATGCAATTGCAAATACAAAAATTAATGAATCAAAACTTTTAGTTGAAGCAAAAGATGAAGAAATTGAATCTTTGAAATCTCAACTTGCTGATGATTCAAATGTCATTTCTGAAAATGTAATGAAACTAGAAGAGTCTACAATCAAACATCTAGATTTAATGCTAGAAGAAGTTGTAGAAAATCAAACTTCAAAAGAGTTTGTTGAAAAAATTGCAAAGCTAGAAATTTTTGAAGAGATGTTTACGAACTTGAAAAAAGTATTCGGAAGCTCTCTACTAAAACTTGATGATAACGCTATGGCTCTCGTTAATGAGAACAAAGAAGAATCAACAAAACTTTTATCTGAAAAAGATAACGAAATCAAAGTATTAAAAGAAAGCCTTGAAGTTGAAGCTAACAAAGCTAAAGCTAAAATGCAAGAAACTGAAACTTTGAAAAAAGGTATGGTACTACTTAAAGAGTCTGATGGTTTGACTGATGATGAAGTTATGAAGATGGATTCATTCTTTAAATCTAAAACTCTAGAAGAAACTAAAAAATCAGTTGTTGAGTTTAAACAATTGCTTATTGAGAGTTCTGTAAATACTTTAAGAACATCACTTAAGAATGATAAAGCTAATGCTGAAAAACTCTTAGGTAACACTCCAACTGCTTCTACGGATGCACAGTTGAGTGAATCACGGTCAGTTGAACTTGTTACAAAACATATTGAAAATTTAGGACAGAAAGTCACTAAAACAACTAAACAAATAGATGAAGTTAATTCACTACTTTAGAAATTTTCTAAATACTAGTAGATTTAACTTTAAGGAGTCATTCACATGGCAGTAAAATCAGTAACGAGTCTTGTAAAAAAGTTCTCAAATGAAAAATTCGGTAAATTAGGTGTAGCAGGTCTTGACAAAGAAATGAAAAACACTATGGCTGTTCTTTTGGAAAACCAAACTAACTTCACAGCAGATTTACTTAATGAAAATGATGCACTAGATGCAAATGAAACGACTAACGGAAACATTGACTATGATGCTTCTCAAGGTGACCGTTTTAAGCCTGTATCTCTTGCTATGGTTCGTAGAGCAGTCCCTACAATGTGGACTACTAAATGGTTACCAACACAAGCAATTCAAAGTCCTGTATCTCTTGCATACGCTTTGAGATTCTATGACGACAAAGGTAAAACTGAATTGTTCAAACCTCAAAGCCAAGATTCATTTCTAGGTTACTCAGGAAAAGCTCGTAAAACAGTTTCTGAGCTTATCGGTGATAAATCACTAGTGCTTTCAACAGGTCTTGGTGATGTAACAGCAACAGTTGATACTGTTCTTGTTGATGATGGTACTAAGAAAACTGCATTTGATGCAATCGTTGATACTTACACACAAGCACAAAAAGATGGTGTTGTATTATCTTTGAATGCAAGTGGTAACTTTGAAGGTTCTGTTACAGCAACAGGTGGTGAAGTTGTTAAATACACTATCGCTTTTGATTACATGGCTGGCACAACTACTGCTGATGCAGAAGATTGGTTCCTAGCAGGTGATAAATTCGCTCCTGCAGATGGTGGAGAAATGCGTCAAGTTGGACTTAAACTTGATACAGTACCTGTTTATGCTCGTACTCGTAAATTAGGTGCAAGTTTCTCTCTAGAAAACGCTTATGACCTTAAGCAAATGCAAGGTCTTGACCTTCATAAAGAAATGGTTGATACTCTTCACGCTGAAGTTGCATCTGAAATTGACCGTGAAGCTCTTTGGAGAATGAAGCGTACAGCAGTTATGGGTAATGGTGGTGTTGGAAAAATTATCCAAATCACTATTCCTTCAGTATCATCTGACACATCTTATGGTCGTTACTCTGCTGAATTGATTGACACTCTTGTTAAATCAATTACATTCCAAGCAAATGATATCTATCGCACTACTCGTAGAGCAACAGGTAACTTTGTAATCTGTTCAAGTGGACTTGCATCTGCACTACAATTTGCTCCTGGGTTTACTCAAGCAAAAGGTTACTCTGCTGATGTAAATGTTTCTCGTCAACTTGAAGTTGGTAAGCTTGCAAACGGTATCACAGTTTATATGGATGCTGATTCTCAAGAAACTGACGAATGGTTCCTAGTTGGACTTAAAGGTGGTGGTGACCGTGATGGTGGAATTATCGTAAGTCCATACATGATGGGTGTTCAATCTGAAGCGACATCTCCTGCTGACTTCTCTCCTCGTGTTGGTGTTATGTCTCGTCTAGCATTCACTGATAACTTGCTCGGGGCAGGGCGTTATTATAGATATGGTATTGTATCTAACTTTGACGAATTGCAAATTAAACACTAATTTTATTAGTTGTTGAATTTAAAGGACTTATAGAAATATAAGTCCTTTTTTGTTTCTAATTTTAAAATTGTATAAATACAAATATACACATAAAGGAATTATATTATGGATTTGTTATTAGAAACAAGGGTGATGTTGGGTGAAGATAGAGAGCATATTTTAGAAGAGAGTTTTAAAATAGCTGTTGAGAAATTTGGAGAGGATTCAAAACCAACCATTGACTTATTTAAAAAACTTGTTAACAAGAATCAATTTCAAGGTCAAGAAAAAGATATAAATTATTGGATTAAACAAGGATTTGAGAAATTTAAATCTAAAGTGATGGAAGTTGAACAAAAAGGTTCTAAGACATCTCAAAAGAAAGAAAGAAACTCAACACCTCATAAAGAAGCTATAAAAATCAAAGACACAGAAAATTATGAAGTATTTCAAATTCCATCTTATGAAGCTTCTAAATTTATGGGACGATTCTATAGAAACAAATCCGCTGGTTGGTGCATATCTACTGACTCGGAATTACATTTTAATCAATCATATAGAGATTCAAGTTTTTATTTCTTTATAAGAAAAGAATTTCTAGGTGATACTTTTGATAAAATTGCATTAGAACTGAAAGTAAATGAGAAAATAGTTTATTGGAGTTCAAACGATAATATGTATAGTGGAGAATCATCTGAAATACCTCAAGAAATAAAAGATTATAAAGTAGTTAAATTCCCACGATTTGACCCTATACTCAGAGAAGTTATTCGTGGTACTTATGAAATTGTAGATGGGCGATATAATGTTAAAGGTCATGTTCAGTTTGATGATATCACGGTTGGTTTTGAGGACGATGAATTACCTGTGCCATTTGGTATAATTGATGGTGATTTTTATTGTGGTGACCATCTAGAAACATTTAAAAATGCACCTATTGAAGTCAAGGGTGAATTTGATTATGGAAATAGTGTCATACTAAAAGACTGTGATGGATGCCCCAAAAAAGTAGGTGGTAATTTTTGGACAACGAACCTAGATGATGAAGATATTGAATATATCAGAGATAATTGTGAAATAGGTGGTGATTTAATCACCGACTAAATTAAACAAAAGGAAACTCAATGAGTTTCCTTTTTCTAAATACAAATATACACATAAAGGAATTATATTATGGACATCGGCTTAATCGGATTTGACCAATTTTTAAACGAGGGTTCAGAGGAAACAAAACCTACTGAGTCTCGTACTAAAAAACCAACATGGAAACTAGGTCAAGAATTTGCATCTCATATTGAACAAGTTTTGAATCGTCATTATGACGAAGAGTATTCTAAAGAGCTTCTAGGGGATGATACACCCAAAAAATACAAATGGGTTGCAGTAGGCGACTATTGGTTTAACTACAGTGGAAAGACTCTTAAAGGTCGTTCAATTAGATTCATTACCCAAACTGCAGAAAGACAAATTCAATTCAATTGGAATATTGGGAACTTTGAATCTGATAATTGGGATTCTGTAGATATCGCATCTAAAGATGGTGTGTTCTCATTTAGAATCAATCGTTCTGAAATTGATGTAGATGGTGTCAATGGTGTTGACCTTCCTAACTCAGTTGCAGTTCTTTTAGTTCTTAGACTTTTAAATCACCCTAAGTTCGGTCAAGAAGATTTTGACTTGCAAAGTGAGGGTGACTTAAATGAATCTGTAGGATTTGAAGTTGCTACATTACTTTCTGAAGCTCGTGGTAGTGTAGGATACGGTGGTGCAGTATCAGCAGATAGATTAGAAAAACGAAAAGCTGATAGTGATAACAAAGAACTAAAAGCAAAAGATAAAGAGATTGAGAAGCTTCAAAAAGAACTTAAGAAAGCAAAACTCAATGTAACTCACACTCCTAAGAATGCAATCTTTGCTCTAGATGAAATGATTGCTGATACTCACAGTGCTGAAGAAGTAGCTGAGAAAATCACATCTAAATTCTCTGCACTTGAAAAAGACGACCAAAGAATTATGAGAGCAGTTCTGAAAACATATCTTGACACAGTGAGCAAGAAAACAACTGAGCTAGATGATTCAGACTACACTCGTATTGAGAAGATTTTTGAGTTGAATAAAGAATCAGTTGAAGACCAAATGAAACGCTTTGTTACTGCTCTTGAGCTTATGTTCTCAGACGATGAAAGAGGTAAGAAATATTGTATGATTGTGAGTGGTGAGGGTGGTGTAGGTAAATCATATCTTATTCAAGAATTCATGGAAATTGTGTCAGATAAAATTCATGTTGAAAAACAAGAGGTAACAGGTTCAATTACACCTACTGCATTCCTTTCAGATGTTCGTGACAAACCTAATGCATTATTTGTATTTGATGATGCGAGTCCTAACTCTCTACCGAGAGAAGGTGTTGCTGAGTTCCCTGAGATGTTTAAGAATGGTGTTAATAGTGGAACACCTTATCGCTGTATGACTCGTAACAATATGTCAACAATGAAATTGTATGAGTATGAAGAAGTTTATTATTACAAAGAAAAAGGTAAACTTATTCAAGCTGAAGACAAGTACACTGAAGGTGCTAAACTTTACATCAGTAAAGTTCATTCAAATCAATCTGAGATTCCTAGTGAATGGTTCTCTAAAATTTCTAAAGCTGAAGATTTGGGAATTACTGATGATGAACTTAATGTCTCGGAGATTCCTGATTTGGATACAAACTTTAGAGGTAAAGATGCTAAAGCCAAATTTGATAACTTCAGAAAACATTTGAAGAGACATTATGTATTTAAGACTAAAGGTGTAAAAGTTATTGATGGTAATCGTGAAACTGAATTGAAAGATTGTTGGGCTTCACCATTTAGTGGGAAAATTATCATTATCACAAATCGCCACCAATCTGAATTTGATGATGCTGTGATTCAGCGTTCATATATCATACCTGTTTATTCAGACCCTCAAAGAACTAACGCACATAATCGTTATATTCTAGACTCTGAGAGAACAGCAGAATCAAAAGGTGGAGAGTTGAAAGACAATCCACAATGGTTCTCAAGATATGGTCACATTTATTACAGTGGTGGTATTCGTAAGAAAATGTCACTTACTGACGATGAAGTAAATGAAGTGGTTGATTATGTTGAAAAACTTTCAATCAAAATGAATATGCCTGTATCATCTCGTATTCAAAAAACTATTCTTGAATATGCTTCTGTTCCTAATGTGAATTGGGAAAAATATGCAGATGTTATGATGCTACAACCTTTTATTGGGATTTAATTATGAGCAAGTCGGAAGATAATTTACGAGAAGGTTTTGAGGGGCTGTCAGATGCTCTAGGAACTGAGTTTGAGATGGAAGCTTCCGATGGTGGGGTTTCTAAAGAAAGTCCCTCTGAAGGTATAGTGGAGGTGTCTGAAAAGACCCTCCCTTTTTCAGACACCTCTGAAAATGTTATGTCTGATGAAGAAGAGAAATATATTGATGTTGAAATCAAAGAAACTATTCATAGTGTATCAGAGGTAATGGATGTCCTACAAGATGATTTAAAGGTAGGTGCTGAAGCTAGGAAGTTTGAAGTGTATGCAACCTTAGCAACTGCTAAAATCAATGCTGTGAACTCTTATAGAGATTTGAAACTAGCTAAGAAGAAAATCTTTATTGAAGAACGCAAAATTGATATAAGAGCAAAAGCAAGTAAAGACAAAGAAGGTGACGGAGATAAGCATATTCATCTTCATAAATACTCAGTTGAAGATTTAAAGAAGCTATCTAAGGAGGTTGGTCTTTGATACGAGAACAAGTCTTTGAGAGCACAATAACTCACATGATTGAAAGTAAGCTCTTAACACAAGAGAACTACTTGACATACCAAGATATGTTTATTGATGAATATAACCTATTCTATCTTTTATTTGATAGAGGTGATGTTCTTAAATTGTATGAGATTCTAAGAGTCGGTGTTAATGACTTGTATAGAATCATGTTTGCTATTCACTTTAATATCAACCCAAATACGATTAGAAGTGATATTATTAGACGAATTCTCAAGGAAGAATTTGACTTTGAAAGCTCTGATTTATAATATCCTAAATATATGTATAAGTAATTTAATTTTAAGGAAATTAATATGCCTAAAATTCTACAAAACGAATTGAAGAAACCGGGAGTTTATATTGATGAAGTTGATAACTCATTGATTCCTGATGTACCTAACGCTCCACAAAACACAACTCTATTTTATGGGGTGTCAGAACTAGGTATTCCTAACAAACCTGTTTTTATTGACTCTCCTAGAACATTTGAAAAAATGTTTGGAAAACCAAATCTTAAGTATGGTCTTAAAGCATCTCATGGTACTTGGACTGCATACAACTACTTAGCTAGTGGATTAGGTGGGATTATTTTTGTTCGTGTCGTGAATGAGACTCCTAAACCTCTTTACCTAAACAAGCTAGTTGATGCGAGTGGTTCAGTTGATTTTGATATTGCAAATGATGGTGATTTAGATGTTGAAGCAGTTGTTAACTCAACAACTTTGAATACTTCTGAGAATGTGAATGTTCACATGAAATACCCTATCTACAAAAACAACTCAATTTATAATGGATACTCAGTTGAGATTTCTCAAATTGATTTATCTGATGGTTCTAAATTGACTGTAGACACTATCCTAACAACAACTGTACCTGTTTCTAGAGAAGTTGACGGTGCTGATGTTGTTTATAAAGCAAACGGTGCAATCTCAGGAGATGCAGTTCTTGATGCTGTATCAGATGGTGTTATATTAAAGATTGATACAGTTGAACTTCAAGACCTAGTTGATGACACTATTGTTGCGACCACTGATGCAAGTGGAACAGGAACAGGTGTTCTAACAACACTCGCATATAATGTTGAAAGTGGAAATTTAACAGTTACTGAAATCACTCGCAAAGAATATTCTAATGCTAAGAAGATTTCTACCAACGGTGTTATTTCTTATACAAGGTCTACTGATGTAGCAATTAGTATTAGTCCAACTGATACAGTGACTTATAAAGTTGGTAGTGGTTTTGATGAGAAATTATCAAACATTACAAGTGCTGAAACTGCTTCACTATACAAATGGATTCAAGTAGATGTAAAGGAAGACGGTGATGTTGTTGAGACTTACACTGCAAATAACACTAGAGAAACTATGGGTAATGGTTTGTCTTATTGGTTTGGTCGTGTAAATCGTTCTGAACTAATTTCACTTACTTATTCAGAAGTAAATGAAGATGATGCATTTGATAATCTTTATGCACTAGCA